CAATTTGTAAAACATATTCGCACATTTAATGATGGTGACCCAGCCGAAAACTTTGGCACAGCAGGTTTTTGGAACCTGTTACTGGAAGTCACATATATTTTCTACGTGAAAACATTTGTTGCAATTGGTATCGGAATTACAGTTGTATTGGCTCTAGTGTTCTTCCCATTGTATGCGTTTCGTAAATCACTTAGTGGTGCATTTACTGGTGAAATACCTAGGCATGAAAAAGAACTGACATACGAAGAACCAAAAATTGAACCAATTCAGGAGAAAAAATAATGGCAACGTGGAAAGTTACACCACTATGGAAAAAGTCCATCATTGAACGCCAAGAATGGTTGAAAGATGACCAACGTTTGATTGTTGAAACAGGTTGGCGTTGGGGTGAATTTGAGGTACACACTGATGATGACACACCACCTGTATTGGAACCAGGCGTTGATATGTTCGACTGTGGTTATGAATGTGAAATGATTGAGACAAACGATGGTTGTTGGGAAGAACATCTTTATGATGAATGTGATTCTGAAACTGTTGAATGGTTAGAAGAATTCTTGGAAGAAAATTCAGTGTTTGACCTTGAAGAACACGGTTGGAATCCAGGTGATTGTGAAATGATTATTGATTGTGAAATGTCCATTGAAAGAGTAGACTAATGATTGACCAAAAATTAATAGATATTACGGATGATTTTGATGATTTTCTCAAAAAAGTAGTTTCAAATTATGAGGTCAGTTATGCCGGTTTGGTTGGTATTATTATGGCCAGAATGGTTGTCTTAGCACAAGTATCTGGTGGTGAAGAAATCATGTTGAAGATGCTTCCACACATGCAAAAAACACTCATTACGGGAATGGACAGTAGTGACTATCATTGATCCGTGGAATGCGCCTATTGATATCAAAGAAATGCAATATGCCATCAAAGGCAATATGATTAAAGCGCAACTTATTGTTAGTGACTTGGAACAGGTGCAGATGAATCCTGCAACATTTCAGGATGATATTAAACAAAGGTTGTTAATGGTTCTGCTGGATGAAATAATGAAAACTAGAAGTGTCGAATTCACAAAGATGCCTCACCACAGCCATGGCCTTACATATTTCCGAGCACGGATGTTTGCCGTACCTGATGACCAGGTAAAAATCCTACGTTTGTCGCAAATAAACAACATTGGTTATTGACATATATAACTGCTTATGTTATAATAACATCATAAGGAAATAATACTATGAAAATTGCAGTTTGTTCAGATATTCACCTAGAATTTGGTACTATCAGCCTCGACAATACCGAAGGTGCTGATGTGCTTATCCTTGGTGGTGATATTTGTGTTGCTAGAGATTTAAACAATAGGGATGAATATGCGCTTGCTGACCGCTTTGGCCGCTCTGAGGCGTGGCATACTTTCTTTCAAGAATGCTCTGCTAGATTCCCTCATGTTATCTACATCGCTGGAAATCACGAACATTATCACGGTGATTTTAGGGATACTATTACAAGGCTTCGTGATAAGCTTGGTTATCTACGCAATCTTCATATCTTAGACAAAGAAATTTTAACTGTTGATGATGTAACATTCATTGGTGGTACATTGTGGACTGATATGAACAATGAGGATCCAATCACATTGTTGCACATGAAAGGCATGATGAATGACTTTCGTTGTGTAGATAATAGTAATCGCATGGTTACATACAAGGCACCAGTCTATAAAAAAGATGAGAATGGTGAGTACATCATGCAAAAAATTGGTGAAGTAAATTCATTGATTGAAGATGGTTTTGAATTCAAGCAACGTGTTGGTCGTTTTACACCAGAAGATGCGGTTGTTGACCACAAAGAAATGTTGGACTACATTCGTATAATGATTGAAGGTAAGTTTGACCAAAAGTTTGTTGTTGTGGGTCACCACGCACCAAGCAAATCGTCAACTCATCCTCGTTATGCTGATGAGGTCATTATGAATGGTGGTTACAGTACTGCATTAGATGAATTCATCATGGATCATCCACAAATCAAATTGTGGACTCATGGTCATACACATGAAGATTTCGACTATATGGTTGGTTCTACTCGTATTGTTTGTAATCCCCGTGGTTATGATGCATACGAAGACCGTGCTGATAGATTTCAATTGAAATTTGTGGAGATTTAATGAACGAACAAATTAAAACGATTGCTTTGCAAGCTGGTGGTAGTCACTATCCAGAGGTGAATAGTAAACAGTTAGAATTGTTCGCCAAGTTGCTTGTTAAGCAATGTATGGACATTATTGTGCAGAATAGAAAATATGCCAGTGAGCATAAATGGCCGGCCTCTGAGTTGGCCAATGTGTGTTTATATGAAATTGATAAAACTTTTGGAGTGACTGAAGATGGAAAAGAAACTGTATCTGGTTGAAACTGTATCAATGTTTCGTATGCGTTATGTGATTGAGGCTCGTGAAGAATCTCATGCACATGATGAATTCATTATGGAAATTGGCAAAGAGTCTTTCAAAGAATTCTCACAACACCACATTGATGAGGTGATTGTATCTAGTCGTGAATTGTCCGCAAAAGATTATTTGAAATTGTTTGATACAGATAATGATTACTGTAAGAACTGGGACATTGCCGACAAGATGAAATCAATCAACTCTATTGATTATAAAGAATGAAAAGGATTCTAATCACTGGCAGTTCTGGATACATTGGCCAACACCTCTGTAGGGTGTTAGCTGGTGAATATGTTGTTGGTTTGGATCGTGTATTTAAACCTCAACATGCGGAAAAATTTATCCAAGAAGATATTAACAGCCTGAATTGTTTGGATGACCATTATGATGTTGTGGTTCATTTAGCTGCATTAGTGAATGTTGGTGATTCTATGAAATGGCCGATGCGATACTATCAAACGAATGTTACTGGTACATTGAATGTTATGGAAAAAGTTAGTTATGACCATTTCATTTTTGCTTCTACAGGTGCAGCATCTAATCCTGATAGTCCATATGGTCTATCAAAAAAGGTTGTTGAATCATTGGTGCGAAATTATTGTACCTTAAATAATATAGATTACACTATTTTCAGGTTTTATAATGTGATTGGTTCTGCATACGAAATTGATCCAACGAACCATGATGGGTTGATGTACAATCTAATGAAAGCGAGGGAAACAGGTGAGTTTAATTTATACGGTAATGATTACGATACACTTGATGGTACCGCCGTGCGTGATTATATACACGTACTTGAAATATGTGAGGCCATTAAACTTGCTATTCAGCGACCTTCAAATCTCTTGTTGGAAAACCTAGGCAGTGGCCGAGGTTATACAGTACAACAAATCATAGACACATTTAAAAAGGTAAATGGTTGTGATTTTAATGTTAATGTGAAACCTCGTAGAAAAGGTGACTTGGCTCACTCCGTTCTACATGATGTGTCACCTTATATGCAAAAACAATTTACATTGGAAGAAATGTTAAAAGTATGAAAGTTTATTTCTCAAATTATCGTAACCACTGGATTTCTCCATATACAATTTTGGAGAAGATTTTCTTTTGGCGTGAGATTGACTATGATGAACCAATCATTGAAAAGTGGTCTAATCGTCTGATGCCATTGTCAAATGCATACATGAAATTCATGGACTTTATTCATCCACATATTCGTTATGTAAAACTCGACAGATGGGATACATGGAATATGGATGGTACATTGTCACCAATCATTCTTCCAATGTTGAAACAATTACATGCAACCAAACACGGTTCGCCCAATGTTGATGATGCAGATGTACCAGAAGAATTGAAGTCTACATCGGCACCACCAAAAGAAAATGTATATGATATAGATGCTAACCATTTCAAACGTTTTGATTGGGTCATGGATGAAATGATTTGGGCTTTTGAACAACTACAACCAGATAATGATTGGGAAGAACAATACACTTCGGGAGTATGTGATTGGAAATTTGTGCCTGTTGATGCGGAAGGTAATGAAGTGTCTAAAGGTGAACAAAGATATAGTGAAATGCGTCATGGACCAAATCATACATATGAGATAGACTGGGAAGGTCGTAACAAACATCAAGAACGCATCACTAATGGTTTGCGTTTGTTTGGTAAATATTATCAATCACTGTGGGATTAATATGATTATTACTGCATTGGAACGCATCGAAAAGGAAATGGTGGAAATTAAACTCCGCCTTGCTGAATTGGAACGCATCGAAAAAGAAAATGTGTATTTGCGTGAGTTGGTTCACCACCTTGCATCAAGGCCTGCACCTTATCAACCCGATCCTTATGGACCGCCATATAAGGTGACCTGCTGATGTTATCATTCATTCATTATGTCTCAGCATTGCGTAGGTTGAAGGAATCCGAAAAGACTGTACATATGCTGGGTGGTCCTCATGAGGCACCACCAATGATCCTGGCGCAACGGGACATGATTAAAAATGAGGTCGAATACTACCAAGATGAATCCATCAAACTAGGGGTTTATTTGTTTGTCGTTGCCATTATTGGCATCACAGTGTATGCTATACTTTTACAACTAGGAAAAATATGAAAAAGATTTTTGATTTTATTAAAACTAATTTGAGTACATGGTTGACAACCTTATTGGCTTGTGTTATAATTTACCAAGTATACAACCTAGATACTAAGGCACCAGATTTTAAAGAATTTAAAGATGGTGTACAAAATCACCTATTGTGGTCTATCAAAGGTGAATGTTTCTTTGTGAGACCACAGACAGAGAAAACAGTTTATTTGGTTCGTGTGGAAGATTGTGATAGAAAATAAGGAGTCACTATGAGTTTGTTTGTTGAAGTTAATTCAGTTGAAAAAGGTTGTCCAGTTATCATCAACTTGGACCACATTATCGAAATTGCACCGTTGGCCTCTGGTGGTTGTGCATTGTTTACACTTGATGGTGCAGGTATGAATTCAAAGAATGCTATGCGTGTTACTGATAGTTATGACCAGTTCAAGCAATTTGCTATGCAAACTGTATCCGCTGAAGATATTGCACGCCGTTTCCCTAAAGTTACTGCACCAGCTGAAGTAACATCTAAGAAAACTAAAAAACTAGAAGAATTCGACATCCCTAAATTCGGTGAGTAACAATGAATTATATTATGGATCATACCATGGAACTAGAATTTAAACTAAAACAATCATATAATACCACACGCACAGTTGTTCATACAACCAATGCAGTGACTTTGATGGAAATTTTGGAAGAATTTCAAATGTTCTTGGAAGGTTGTGGTTTTCAAATTGACGGCACATTAGATGTTGTACCGGACGAAGAAATTTATGGAACGAATATTCGCACCGACAATTCAATGGATTAAGAATGATTGGCATTCTAATCGCTTTCGCTTTTGTATTGAGTTGCTTGCTTGGGCTGTATCTATCGGGTGTAGTATTACGATGGCTGCCACGGTACCACATCCACCCTTACTTGTTCTCTATCCTGTATGGATTGCTGGTTGCGCTATGTACGCTTGGGCTGCTTATACTAGGAAATCATTTGGGATGTTGGTTAACTATATCTTGTTGACAACTATTGATACTATTGGTTTGGTTAGGATGTTAACATGAGTTTAGTATTAACAACCAACACCTTCTATGGCACTTCAGTGCAACAACAGTGGCATGCTCTGTCATTCGTAATGACTGAACCAATCAGTTATGAATTTCAGGTCGTTGAGTATATGGAGAATGACAAGATAACGAAGGTTTCATTACAGGTGAAAAAAAATATCCATGACCAGTATGGCAACATAAAAACCCATGGTTTGTGGGTAGATGTTCCTAGGATTAAATTACCGTATGTGGCGCCTGTGGTGTAAAGCTTTAGGTGAGAAAAGTGGTAACAATGACAGCGAAGCCAACAGGATCGCTTGCATTAGAACCATTATTGTGTTATCATACATCATCACAAACCTTTTTATAATTGCAGGCGTCATAAGGCATTGGTAATGTTAGGTGAAATCATAAAACATATATTATTATTGCCTTTTTATCTGGCAATCATATTAATTTGGGGTATAATTGCACCTGCATTAATTTTTGGTTTATTGTTTGCTTTCTTTAAACATTTGTTCCTATGAATATCTTTTATCTACACAATGACCCCAAAACTTGTGCTGAAATGCACAACGACAAGCATTGTATCAAAATGATTCTCGAATATGCTCAGTTACTTTCTACTGCTCATCGTGTTATTGATGGCGTGGAACTTGAAGGTATTTCTGCTTCAGGTAGAAAAAGGAAATTCTGGACACTAGGCGATAGTCGTGATTATACATTGTATAAGGCTACTCATATCAACCATCCATCAGCAATTTGGTGTAGACAATCATATGCCAACTATGTTTGGTTGTCTAAGCTATTGACAGAATTGTGTCGTGAGTACACTTATCGTTATGGTAAAGTTCACAAAGTTGAATTATCTGGTCTTGAAGAAGAATTGATGTATCCACCAACAAACATTCCTCATCACGTAGCTTTCACAGAGCCAACACCAGCAATGCCCGATGATGTAAAAGTGGCAGGCGATTCAATCAAGTCTTACCGTAATTACTATATAAATAATAAGATGCATCTTGCATCGTGGCGAGGCAAGGTAAATTCCCGTAACATTCCTAACTGGTTTCAAACCGCATGATTTATACATTTTTGAATAAGAATACAGATGAAATTGAAGAACATACCATGCGCCTTGCTGAGTATGATGAGTTTAAAACAAACAATCCCCACTTAGAACGATATTTTTCAGTTGATGGCATTCCAGGTTTTGGTGATGGCCAGCGCATGAGTGTTCCTGGTATCGGTCAACCACATTCGGCCTTTGAAACCGGTGTCATTCAAAGAATGAAAGAAACCATTCCAGGAAATACCATGTCTGGTCATAAAACAAAACGACCAAGGGAATGGTAATGGCCCAAGTACCTGCACTATTTCTACCTAAAAAGAAAACTGAGGAGAAACCTCAAGTAAAGAATTCCGGTAAGAATCGGAAGAAAAAGAAACCCGATTCTACCACAAAAGTTTCAGCATTATTTCAAAGGGGAATTGATGGTTACAAAAAAAACAACGGCCAGATACGCAGCGGAACAACTACAAGAGGATGAAAATAAGACGAGGCATCAACCCGCAGTAAACAATTCATTAAAGATTAAACCAGACCATCTAAAGACGTTTGAACCATTAACAGAGAATCAAAGATTATTCTTTGAGATGTATAAAGGCGGTGCCTACTTCATGGGACTATTCGGTAGTCCTGGAGTAGGCAAAACCTTTTTGGCACTATATAAATCAATAGAAGAAGTTTTGGATAAATCGAATTCATTCAAACAAGTGGTGGTTGTTAGGTCACTTGTTCAATTACGTGATGTTGGTTATTTGCCTGGTAATCTTGAAGAAAAACAAGAAATCTATGAATTACCTTACAAAGAAATTGCGGCCACACTATTTGGTCGTTCTGATGCATGGGATAGATTAAAAGAACAAAACCATGTACGATTTATATCTACTACAGCGATTCGTGGTATCTCTATTGATGATGCAATTATTATTGTAGATGAGAACCAAAACTTGAACTGGTCAGAGGTGAATACAATTATTACCCGTGTCGGACACAGGTCAAAAATTATATTTTCGGGTGATTTTAAACAGACAGATTTAATTAAGAGTAACAAAGACCAAACAGCATTCCATAGTTTCTTAGAAGTGGCAAGAAAGATGCCATCCTTTCAGGAAATATACTTTACACCAGACGATATTGTTCGTTCAAGTCTAGTAAAACAATGGATCGTGGCCTGTGAAGACTTAGGTTACTAGGATAAATATTATTCCAATACATAAGAGGAAAGACGATGATTTTTGAAATTCAAGCCACACGTTTCGAAGACGGTGATACACAAACATTTTTCTATGACAACATGGCTAATGTGTTGAAGGACTCCGATGGTAATCTTTTTGAATATCCACAGGACCAAATGCCTCAACATAGACTCAAACCATACAAATCTTTTGATAAGAATAGACCACTCAAGAAATCTAAATTAATTAGTCATTTAAAAATTCAAATGGGATTGAGTTGTAACTATTCTTGTGATTATTGTTCACAGAAATTTGTTGAACGTCAGCCAGAAACTTCCAAAAAAGACATTGATGTTTTTATGGAAAAATTAAATGTATTACACTTTGATGAAGATGTTGGTCTGAAAATTGAATTTTGGGGTGGTGAGCCTCTTGTTTATTGGAAAACAATGAAACCATTGGCTGAGGCCATCGCTGAAAAATTTGATGGTTGGAAAACCAAACCACAATTCAGTGTTATCACCAATGGTTCGATACTAACTGATGAAATTATTGATTGGTTAATGATGATGGATTTTGCTGTGTCTATTTCACATGATGGACCAGGTCAATTTGTACGTGGTCCTGATCCGTTTGATGATCCTGAACAGAAAGAACGTATTTTGGGATTCTATCGTATGATGACTAGACTTGGTAAAAGTTTTAGTTTCAATTCAATGTTGAACTCTAAAAATCAAAGTCGTAAAGAAATCTATGATTGGTTCGTAAATCTTACTGGTGACGAAAATGTTATCTTGGGTGAAGGTTCAATGGTTGATGCCTATGACGAAGAAGGTATATCATACTCACTAATCACAAAACAAGAACATTTTGATTTTAGACAACGTGCCTTTGGTGAGTTGTATGGCACAGAAGGTCAAATTGGTTTCAGAGCACAATTAGGTAAAATTGATGATTTTGTGACTGGTGTATTGTCTCATAGAGAATCTAAATATTTGGGTCAAAAGTGTGGTATGGATGATGAACACACTTTGTCTGTCGATTTACGTGGTAACGTTATGACCTGCCAGAATGTGAGTTCTTTGGAAATTTCCAAAAACGGTGAATCACACCATGGTGGAAACTTGGAAGATTATGCGAAAGTTGAATTGAAGTCTGTTACACATTGGTCTAACCGAAAAGAATGTCCAGAGTGTCCAGTGTTACATGTCTGTAAAGGTGCATGTATGTTCTTGGACGAAAAGTTTTGGGATGTTTCTTGTGCTAATGCATACTCTGATAACGTGGCATTATTTGCGGCCGGATTCACAGTCATGACAGGTGGTTATATTCCGACACTAATTAAGAGTGATACTCTACCTCTTGACCGACAAGATATCTTTGGTAATATATTCACGCACGAAGAAGATAAACAGAAAAAAATTATACCAATCAAGGTAATTAAAGAGATTATTGGTGAAGTTGATGAAGTTTTGGTTTATGGTAAATCTCGTTTAGAAAACTAAATAACTACAACAACATTATAGAGAGTAGAAAAAATGCCACTACCAGCACCAGGTCAACCTATCGGATTTTCAAACATTAATGCAGAACTTGGCCGAATATATACCGTTCCTACGGAATTGACTTTTTTAAATGGTTTTATAAAACCAGCTATAAGACCAGGTACATCAAATTTAGGTTCTTTTGGTGGGTTGAGATATTATAGACAGAATAATGCTGGAAATTGTAATAACGTAAACAATACCGCAAAAAATTGTAATTGTGGTAATATTCAATGTAATAAAACCAATAATTGTACCGCAGTAAATTGTGCAAACTGTGATACTCAGGCTTGGTTACAAACTGGAGACTGTCAGTTATCAACAACACCCGTATACAACTGCACATCAAACCAAAATTGTTTTTCTTATAATTGCAATTGTTCAAAGATTATTTGTACCAAGTTGTTTGATTTGGGATTGATGAAGAAAAACATTTTTGAAGCAGACCAAGCATTTGGTGAACGTTTGCAAAAAACTAATCCAGATATCTACAATGGTTATCGTGCATGGGCAGAAATTGTTGTTGATTGGATGGATGGCAAAGGTCCTAAGATGATGCCTTGGATGTCCGATGAAGAATTTAGTGCAGCTGCAAAGAAATGGTCCATCACTTGGGCTCACGATATTGCAACACCTTGGGCAGAAGAAATGGCATACTTGATGGGTGAAAAGGAAACAGGCAGTCTGACAGGTAAAATGATGTTTGTGTTTGGCACACCAATCTGTAAGGTAATTGGTGTATGGCAACGTTGGTTTGGACCAAGTAAAAAAGAACCTGGTTTCTTAAAAGGTGCTGGCCTTGTTGTAATTTTTGTAATGTTCAAATTGGTTGCAGAACTAGGTCGTTTTATTGAGAGATTTATTCCAAAGAAAAAGGTGGCATAATGACGACATATTCTAGTATAAGACCGGTTAAAATATTGATTAACAATCTGGATTATACAGATGAACATCTGAGACATTTTTTTAACACATATAGTTCAAATGCCTTTGACTCAATGACGCAACAAAAAAAAGAACGTGTTTTTGAACTGTTAACAAAACATGAAAATTTACTAACAAAAATTTTTGGGAACGCTTTGGCCGAAAGTGCGGTTTTTGTTCCAAAATTGACTAGAGATAATGTTGATAATGCATATGTTAGAGAATATAAAGAATGGTTGGAAAAACAATGAAAAAATATTCACATACTTTACTTCCAACAATAAAAACATATAATAATGAAAATATTTTATACGATAAAACATTAATACCAAATTTTGTAAAAAAAACATTCTTCGAAAGAGTTGCTGCTTTAAGTGAAGAAGAAAAAGATGAATTTTTCCGCATGAGTTATGAGTATGAGGATGTATTAGTGGAACTATTTGACGGACAGATTCAGAAATTCACGGAAGCTGGTTGGACAACGGCAAATGATCCAATTTTTAGAAATCCAACAGAAGAATATGAAAATTATGCATCTTTACCGAAAGATGCTGATTTGACAGATGAGGAACATCAGTTGAAATTGGAACACCTAAGACAATTTAAAGAATGGTTTGAAAAACAAAATTACTGATTTTTATTATGACAAAAGATGACAGAGATGCGTACCATTGGTACCAAAATGCACAGAATATGTTTTGGCAAAGTCCGGTGTGGGAAGTGCAAACTAAATTCGATGAACAATTTAATGAGACATTATTGGATGAAATTTATGGTATTGGTAAAGATATTGTATTGGGTAAAGATAAGGATCCAAACAACAGTATATGGGACTACAGTAGACCCAACTTAGATATACTCAAACAAGAAATTATAGACATTGTAACCAAGAAGATTGTGCAAAATATTCCACAACTCAGGATGTTAAACATTCGTGGTTGTGAACACTTCATGGGTTGGGTCAATGTGCGTGAACCAGGAGAACGCTTAGAGGTGCATGGACACACCGAATCAGCAATTGCAGCAACGTATTATATCAAAGTTAAAGAAGGTTGTGGTGACCTTGTATTATTTGATTCCGCACAGGCCATTGATTGGTTAAACAATACACTAAGTAGTACACCAAAATTAAGAGAACGTAGATATAAACCGGTTGAAGGTAGATTGATATTCTTTCCGTCATATGTGTTGCATGGAGTTGACGAAAATAAATCCGATGACCTACGTATTTCACTATCAACCGACCTAAGAAAAGTGGTAGATAAAAATGCACAAAATACGGTAATTTTAAAATCTTGGGCTGGTCGCATGGCAAAGATTAAAGAATGGAAATGATGTTTACCAAGCTGGAAAAATCTTTTGAAAAACCAATATATGCAATTACCGACCCATTAAAAAATTTCAAATTTGATGGTAAAGGTATTGACTATAAGAAAATATGGTCACCTGAAGCAGAAAAGATTTATGCTGTATTACCAAAAAGGTATTGGCAGGACTTTCACTTGACAGTTATGACAATTGATTGTATAATCCCACCACACACAGATACTGAAATTATCACCTCTATAAATTTCTATATGCAAACCGAAGGTTGCACAACAACTTTTTATAAACCGAAGGTGGAGATTCCAAAAACTGTACAGGTTGAGAATCAAACCAATGGACATATATATTTTGAAGAAGATTTAATTGAAGTTGGTAGTTTTGTTGCTAAAGATTATGATATTTGGTTACTTGATGTAAGTCAAATACATGGCGTTAAGGGTAAATTTAATTTACGTAAAGCCATTACCTTAGGAACTTTTGTTCATAAGTATCAGGACGTACTAGAAATGTTAAAGGAAACCAATAATGTCGTTTGTTAAATTAAAACATACATATGAATATATGCCACACACCATTATACCACAAGGTAAGGCTGATTCATTTGCTGGAAAATATGGACTAGGTGTAAGACACAGTACAATTTGGACACCAGAACCTGAAAAAGAAGTGTTGTATAAAGTTATACCTGAAAGGTATTGGAAAGATTTTCAAGTAACAAGAATGTCTATTAATAGTTTGTTGTTACCACACGTTGATAATGATTTTATAACAACAATCAATTTTTATTATGACCCACAGAATTACAGGACAGTTTTCTTCAAACCAAAACCAGGAGCAAATTCTTGGAAGACAGAAGAAGATAGACACCATGGTGTTGATGGGGGAACAATTATAGACCAAAATGTTAATGTTGAGGAATTAAAAACAAGAGTTAAAGAATTTGTGTCTGAAAAACAAAATATGCCAACTTGTGAAGAAATAACATACGTTGATGCGGTATACACATTTGATGATGTTTATGAAATTGGATCTTTTGTGGCTCAAACTGGAGAAGCATATATGCTGGACGTTAGAGTTGCACATAATGTTGAACCATTAGGTGGCGATGCAAAACTTAGAAAGGCTTTTGCACTTAGAACCAAATTATATGAATATAGTCAGGTGTATGAAATGTTACAAGAAACTGGAAACTTATAAAGGATAAGAAATGTTTTTCGAAAAATTAAACTATACAGTAGATATTGAAAAATTAAAACAAGAAGTGAAAGATAGTGTTTTCACTTTGGGTGACCAAGTTATTCAAGGCGAAGAATACGAAACACCGAAATATAATGGATTTGGTGGATGGAGTTTACTGTGCAAAGAAGCCACATGGACTGGCGGTTGGGAAGCTGTTCAATTAGAAAAAGGACAATCATTAGAATCATTCTTACCAACAAATGAATTAGTCGCAAAAGCATACAAATTTTTTAATATATCACATGGTCTAGAACATGATAAACCTACCGAAGCATATGTTGGTGAAATTAAAAAAGTTCTGGACGATATACGTGAGATGGGTTTTTATCCTACAAGAGCAAGGGTTACTTGTTTGAAAGCACACTCAAAATCTTTGGTGCATAGAGATGCTGATGAAACGGAATATATGGCTCGTATTCATATTCCATTATTCACAAACAAGAAATGTGTGCATATATCCCAAGGTAAAAATTTGCATATGCCTGCTGATGGTAGTGTCTGGATTCTTTGGGTGAATCAATGGCACCAAATTCGAAATGACTCGGATGAAGACCGATATCATATCATCATGGATGCATATGACACCAAAAAGGTAACAAAACATTTTAATTATGACGGAGAATTCGAACAATTACAAAATTTTGTAAGAGGGTTCCGACAAAAAATTGATGATGCTGAATTAACAGATGAAGATATTGATTTTTTTGAGGCAATTAGAGAAAGATATGTTACCAAAAAAGTTAGAGATAACGAATTCATTTAAATTATGACCGATATACATGGTATTGTTTTTACCGGTATGGAACGAACTAGAACAATTAGTCGGCCGGCCGGTGCAGCAAGATTAAGAACTTTTTTAGAACCACATGGTTATAACCTTGAGGTCGTTGATTACTTTGGTAACTTCACTGAAGAAGAAATTGAAAGAGTTTGTGATAGATTTATTGGACCAAAAACTTTGTTTGTTGGTATCAGTATTACGTTCATATATGCTTTTGATAAATTGAATCATTTATTCAAATACATCAGAGAAAAATATCCACAAGTGAAAACATTGATTGGTGGTAATGAGACACCAATTGATGGTGTAGATTTAACACAAGTTGATAGAGTTTTTTGGGGTTATGCTGAAGAAGCCGTATTACACTACCTTAAATTTCTAAACAAAAAACGTTTGGATGATTTGAAATGGGTACCATACAAAGGAACACTATCTATCAATGCAGAAATGCTATATAAAAATGATGATAGTGATTTAACAATCAAATGGTTAGAAAGTGATTTAATCAAAAACAATTTCTTGCCGATTGAAATTAGTCGAGGATGTATATTCAGATGCCGATTCTGTGCCTTCCCATTGTTAGGCAAAAAGAAAAATGATTATATTCGCCATGTGGATAATTTAGCCGCAGAGTTGCGTAGAAATTATGAAATGTTTGGTGTGAATAACTATTGGTTCAATGATGATACATTCAATGACAATGTGGTTAAATTGGATTATGTTGCTGAAGCTATTGCAAAGAGTGGTATTAAGATTACTTACACAGCATTCTTACGTGCAGATTTGATTGAACGTTTTCCAGAAACTATACCTATGTTGGCTGACACTGGTTTGGTTGCTGCAACATTTGGTTTGGAAACATTTCATCCTGAAGCAAAGAAGGCCATCGGTAAAGGCCTAGATAATGAAAGACAGTTTGAAGCGATTAGACAGTTAAAGAAGTACAAACCAACCTACACTTATACAGGAATGATTTGTGGTTTACCTGGTGAACCCCTATCTAGTGTATACAAGAGTCAGAAAATGTTATTGGACCAAAATTTTGAAGTGTTTGACAATTGGGATTGGTGGCCCTTGGTTATCAGAAAAAATTCTGTTAGTCGCCTAAGTGAATTTGAAAAGGAATATGAGAAGTGGGGTTATAGTGAATTATTACCCGGAGAATATACGATACCAGAAGGTGATGATGATACACGATATCACAACGATGACAGTAATTTGTTAATTTGGAAAAATAAATACTTAAACTATTTCAATTCAAGAAAAATTACAACCGATTTAAATGTGGAAACAGAACAACACCGAATTAAAGCAGGCAAATCAATTTATGGTAATGCTGATAAAGGTGTCAGTATCAACCATGATGTATTTGAATTGGTTGGTATGGGAGTTGATATTAAAGATATCATTGATGGAACATTCGACAAAACTTTTTTGAATAAAAAAATTGAAGAAGCGGATCAAACTATCCTTGAATATAAAAGATTAAAGTTAGGATTATAATGTTTGTTTATTGCCCACCAAAAGAGATTCCAAAAATTGAATCTCAAACTTTTCCTGACGGGAAAAGATATTATGTCACACCTGACGGCAAGAAATTACCATCGGTGACCACAGTGGTGGGAGCACAGAAAAAAGAAGCCATCATGGCATGGCGCCGTAGAGTTGGTGATGAAGTTGCAAACAAAATCTCCAGACAGGCCACATCCCGTGGCACCAATATGCATACGTTGTGTGAATACTATTTGAACAATGAACCTAAACCACCAGGAACTGTTATGCCTGATGCCAAAGAGATGTTCATATCAATCAAACCATTACTAAACAAAATCAACAATATACACTACCAAGAGGTTGGATTGTGGTCCTCCCAACTTGGACTGGCAGGTCGTGTAGACTGTATTGGTGAGTATGAGGGTAAACTGTCTGTAATTGATTTTAAAACATCAAAGAAGGCTAAAGACCGTGATTCTATTTTGGATTATTTCTGGCAAACAACTGCATATGCATTGATGTATGAAGAATTGGTTGGCCAACCAATTGATGAACTGGTAATTATTATGGCTGTGCAAGATGCACCACCATTAGTTTTTAGAGAAAAAACACAAGACCACATTGAAGGTCTGGTTAAGGCAATTGATTTTTATCACAAAAACAGTTGACACAATAAATAAGATATGTTATAATGTGTTTTTATGGTTGTACGAAGCAACTAGAAATGTGTTCTGGACGGGGGTGCGAATCTCCCCACCTCCACCAAAAACATGGCAGAGAAAGTCGCCTAACTAGCGGCCTCACTCATATGAGGATACACGGTAAGTCACCTTTTACTGTAGTGGTAATTGCAAATACTTACGCCGATATGAGATGTTTTTGATGGGGGTGCATAGTTTCGACAGGGCAAATAGTACAGAAGTGGACAACTCATCAGAGAAGATGTTAAAACTAAATCAAGTAAACGCAAACGACTCACAGTTCGCATTAGCAGCCTAAACGCCGCTTAGGGTTTCGGTTGGTTTCCTCGTAACAGAATAACCAACCACTTAGTGGAGGTATAATGCAATCAATTTGGTATAGAAAAGAAATTAGAATCGCAGATGAATTAATGGAACTGGTACCAAAATTGCGTGACGAATTTTTAGAATATCACAAAGACTTTCACACCACATTCAAAGGCGGCACATCATACGCAGCAACAAATCCATTGGCCATATTAGATGAAAAAGAAAAGAATGATTGGAAGGTTGAAGGATTACGTTATGCCTTGCCGGAACAACGTATTGAACAAAACTTTTTCCTTGAACCAAGAGTACGCAGTATATTCCCAACAGCCTCAACATTGACACAACAATACATTGCTCATGCTGGTTGCAGTGGTTATAGTGTACTTGAAGCAGGTGGTGTTATTAATCGACATGCAGATATAGAAAATAAATCACACAATACAATAAGAATACATATACCATTAATAGTACCTGAGGGTGATGTTTATTTTGAAGTGGATGGTAAAGAATTGGAATGGTCCGATTTATTTGGATTCGATAACGGGCAGTTACATAGTGCTCACAACAAATCACAAAAAAGACGTTTAATTTATATCATAGATATAACACGGTCTTTTTTAGGAATTCCAGCATTTGGAATAGGTTCGTTAGGTTCCTGAATACCTATCATTTTGTTTAACAACTAGGAGTTAATTTTGAAGAAAATCAGTTTTATTTTGGCCTCTTTGGTCATCAGTGCTTCAGCAATGGCACAAGGTTATGGTTCATTGGAATATTCAGATGAAACAAATCGTGCAACAGATGCGAAAAACATCAAAGAAGCTGTTGTCATTGGTACTAAAGTTGGTTCTACTGACTATAGCCTTAAAATGGAAAACAGCCAAGCTGCACTCGGCAGTGGTTCCATTACACAAGGTTTGGAAGTTCGTGTGAAACAATCTATCGGTGCATTTTACATTGGTGGTCGTTTGGGTGAAAGAATTAGTAGTTCTACACACTTCTCACATTATGCAGTTGATGCTGGTGTGAAATTCCCATTGGTTGCTGGTTTGACTGGTGATGTTGGTGGTCGTTATCGTAATGCGTTTGACACTGCAAACAACTATCAAACAACCCGTGTTCATGCAGCAGTTGGTTATCCTTTGACTAAAAAAGATTCTGTTGCAGTTCGTTGGAGCCGTACATACGGTGACGAAGAAAAAGATGCATGGCGTCTACAGTACACACGTAGTTTCTAATACGTATAAATAAGTATATGGGTTCGGTGGGACCCATTTAAATAATCCACCAACACACTTTACACAACACAGGAGAAAACTATGTCAAACATGACACCCTTTGAAATACGTCTTGAACTACTAAAAATGGCCAGAGACATGTTATATGATTCATACAACGCAGAACGAGACCGTCTACAACAAGACTGGCACATCAAATGCGATACGGCAAAAGCCAAAGGTGAAACACCACCTGAACATCCGGCACTGCCAACAATCCCCTCAGAAACAGACATTATTAACAAGGCCCAAACCTTGAATGGTTTTGTATCGAATATTTCCACGGCACCTGAAATCAAGGTCACCAGAAAAACTACCTGAGGATTAAGGGGGGTTTCCCCCTTTAACACACACAAGGAGTACCAATGAAGTTTTTACCAACTTTATTATTTTCTTTATCAATATTAATTATACCTTTATCATCACAACAGCAAACACTTTCACTTGAACATGCTGTTTCACAAGATGTGAATAAACAACTTCTTTGCATGGCTAAAAATATTTACTATGAAGCCGCAAGTGAATCATTTGAAGGTAAATTAGCGGTAGCACAAGTTACAATGAATCGTGCAAATAGTCCAAAGTTTCCATCCACAATTTGTGAGGTCGTGTACCAAAAAACAGGCAACACATACCAATTCAGCTGGGTTGGTGAGAAGGTCGGTCCGATTAGAAGTAAGTATGCATGGGAAGAATGCCTAATTGTTGCAAGGAAAGCCTTGACAGAACCAAAATTACATGATACAATATACAGAACAAAATCAATGTTCTATCATAACACTTCGGTAAATCCGGCGTGGAAATTGAAGTATGTTGCTAAAATTGGAAACCATTTGTTCTATACGAAAGCTTAAAGTGCCAACAAAAACCGAAATTAATGAATTTAGTGAAATGATTAGTAAAAGCGTCAGTGAAATGGGTGGTACCCATATGGATGCAATCATACATCATTGTGAACAAACAGGCATGGAAGTTGATGTGGCTTCTTCCTTAATCTCCAGTGCATTGAAAGCAAAGATTAGAGAAGAAGCACAAGACTTAAATCTATTGAAGAAAAGTTCTAAATTGCCTCTATGACCGAAACGACAGGATTTGAAGCATATGCCCTATATCAAAGCATTAAACTTCATTTTACTTCTGATACTTACAATTTTTTTCGTTATAACGGAAAGACCAACGTATCAAAGGACAACTTCGCAAACAACAAAGCCAAATATTCTTTTTATAAACTTTCCAGAAAGTACAACATAGACGAATTACGGTCGTTTTATATTGCCAATTTCCTGGAAACCAATGTGAATTGGGTCGGTGATATATCTGGTATTGAAGGTGAAGAAAACTACAAGAAATGGCAAAAAAGAAACCAGAGCTTGACATACCGCTTCGAACAAGATATAATAGGTCTACTTAACGCAACACAATCACCAAATGAAATGTTGATGGTTAACGATGGACAATATCCAGTATTGTTAAAAGAAATGGCTCAGAACACTATAAGCATTGAAACGGTGTGTATATTAAATGATATTATGAATTTCTTACCAATGTGGTCTAAAAAAATAACAGATGATGTTGTTTGGCCAACATACAAGAGAAAAATTGAAAAGTACACACCGTTCATTGTTTATGATAAAGAAAAGTTCAAAGAAATTTTAAAAGAAAGTTTGAAAGAATATGCATAAAATTAACTGCATCTATTTGGACATGGATGGCGTTATTGCCAACTTTGAAAAGAGGTATGTGGAACTTTTTAAGGTTGCACCAAGTTCAACAAGAGAATATAAAGAATTCAATAAATATTTTGATAAGTTTATTGCTGATGGTAATTTTGAAACACTAGAGTTGATGCCTGATGCAATGGATTTGGTACGTGCTTTGCGTAATGCACTTCCACCAACTCAGATTCTATCCTCTACAGCGAGTGAGAAACGACATGATGCGGTGTCTAAACAAAAGATAAAGTGGTTGGAAACAAATGAGATTGACTTTCAACGTAACTTTGTACCAGGCAAACATCTAAAGAAAAAATACGCAAGAACAGACACGTTAATCATTGACGATACCGAAAGTGTTATCACTGATTGGCGTGACTCAGGTGGAGTGGCAATCTTACATAAGAATGTTCCCGATACCTTGGCACAGTTGAAGTTTATACTTGACGAGGCCTAAATAATATTATATAATGCATCATGTGGACAATCCGTTTATATTCCGTTAATATTCCGTTTATACTAGAAAGGTAAATCATGGTAGATTTTTCAAATCTTAAAAAGAGTTCAGGCAATCTGGACACATTGAAAGCAAAAGTGGCAGAGCTCAACGCCTCCACAGAAGGTAAATCCGATAAAGAAAACTTTTGGCGACCAGAAGTAGACAAAGCTGGCAACGGCATGGCTACGATTCGTTTTCTACCCGCAGCAGCAGTTGATGGTGAAGATGGTCTTCCTTGGGCTAAGATTTTCGAACATGGATTCCAAGGTCCTGGTGGTTGGTTAATCGACAAATGTTTGACAACCAAAAACCAACAATGTCCCGTATGTGAACACAACAACAAATTGTGGAACTCAGGCATTGAAGCAAACAAGGACATTGTACGTAAACAAAAACGTAAACTAAGTTACATTGCAAACGTGTATATCGTTTCTGATCCTAAGCATCCAGAGAATGAAGGACAAGTTAAATTGTTCAAGTTCGGTGCCAAGATTTTTGAGAAGGTTACAGAGGCGATGAACCCTCAGTTTGAAGATGAAACACCAATCAATCCATTTGATTTGTGGAAAGGTGCTAACTTCAAGTTGAAGATTACTAAGGTTGCAGGTTATCAAAACTATGATAAGTCTGAATTCATGTCACCATCTGCATTGTTGGATGACGATGAGAAGTTGGAGAAAATTTGGAAGTCTGAATACTCATTGACTGAGTTGACAGCTGACAAAGAATTCAAGTCTTATGATATGTTGAAAACACGTTTGGATAAAGTACTTGGTTTGAATGATGATGGTGATGCTCCTCGAGCACGTACCACAGTTGAACAAGCTAAGGCTGCACCTAAGAAGCCAGTTGAAGTAGATATCGCAGATACTGATGATGACGATATGGAATACTTTGCCAAGTTGGCTGAAGATTAAACAAAAGCTCCTTTCTCAGAACTTTGTTTAGACCCCGCTTCGGCGGGGTTTTTTATTGGTTAAACAACTCTTGTTGATTCAACAATCAATTGCATGAATGTTGGTTCATCGTTACGCACAGATATTTGACTAGGTCTCAATCCGGTTCTTTCCTGTTTCTGTGAAACATTGTTGACCGTCTTGTTAATAATAGGTTTCATATCATTAGATGCAAGTATAGGTAAATTCAAATCAGCATTGGTATTTGATAATGATGAAACAGGTGCAGACTTTGGTGCCGGTGCAACAGGACTGGCTGCAGGTGGCACAACTGGTGTGATTGGTTTATTTACTGGTTTGGTTTGTACTGGTGCAGATGTTAAATTACCTTCAGCATCAAATTCTTGGCCAACAGGTGCTTGTGGTGTTACGTTTTGTTTTTTAACAGGCTCAGCGGTTGGTGCAGGAGGTATTATACCAAATTTTTCAAATTCATCTATGTCACTTTTTGGAACTTTTGGTTGATTTCTTAAATAATTTCCAGCAGCTGCAGGATTATAAAGTGCTGCTGCTCGTGTTGTGAATGGTGCATCATCAATATATTTTCTATATTTTGTAAGTGACTTCTCATATGATTGTAATTCTTCTTCCGACTTAGCAGAATTTAATGCTTGAGCTGCTAAAGCTGTATCACTACCAACGTCAGTGGATATTTGGTCACGTTGTTTATCCGTCATATTAGACAAAACATTTGTTGCACCAACAGTAATAGCAACACCGGCGAGGCCAACACCGCCAACAGTTAAACTACCGCTGGCGGCCGCAGCAGTTGCCGCTTGCAAACCAAATCTACCGGCTTTAGATAATACTTCAAGGCCTTTCAATCCAACCTTTTTGGCTACTTCAAGTAGAGTGCCTCTCATTACCGAAACCAAATCAGCCAAACCTTTTAGTTTCTCCCACATATCACTCCACATTGAATTTTCTTTAACTGGTTCAGCAGTTATCTTACCACCAGAATTAATTTGTTTCATTAACTTCTGTAGTGTATCAACCAATTCTTTATGACGTTTACCTTTTTCTAAGGCAATTTCTTCTTCAGAATTTTTGGCCAATTGTTTTAATTTAATATCTTCTTCACGGTTCGTTTGTAAGAAAGAATATATTTTGGATAACTGTTCATTCATACCTTGTGAATCACCGGTGCCGCCAACTTTTTTTAATTTCTCAGCAGTGTTTCTGGTACCAACAACACTTTTAGTACGACCAGTAAAATAGTCAATATCTTTTTGATTACGACCAGTCATTTTACCAAACAAAGCCGGACCAAACCTGGATCCCATAGTCATGAATCTTACAATATTCAAAGGATCAAATTTCGCTTTGATGCCTTTAACTCTAGCTTGACCTTTCAATGAAATGGTTTTACCAATAGCACCAAGTACACCCGTATCACTTTGTGCTAGTTGGTCAAGCAATATGTCAGAAAAATTTGCTTTTCTGACACTTCTAGCCTGTTGATAATTTAGTTTATTATCTGCCATTTTTTACTTTCTTTGATGTGCTGGTCTATCATCAACCTTTGGTGCATTTGATGATTCGGTTGTATTGTTCACGTTAGTTGTATTTTGTTGTATGTTTATTGGTGCAGGAGTGTCCTGTTTTTTCATATCGTTATTTTGTATGGATGATTGGTTCACTTGACTACCTGAATTTGATGTTGAAATATTTTCTAAACCTTTTGCATATTTTTCTTCATATTGGCCAACTTTTTGAAAAAGAAATTCTTTAACTTCTTTTACTGTTTTTGGATTATCCAAATCCGGTATTAATTTTTTACCTGTTTTGTCTTTTTTAAGTTTATAGAAAACATATTTATTTGCATCAGCTGCCTTGGGTAATTTCTTTGCAGCAATATCATCATCATTCAATTTAAAGAAACTTCTTGCACCGCCAGCACCTAAAAAATGAGCAGTGTATATTGTTGATGCATTTATTGGTATACCTGCTTTTTTCAATACTTCGGAATTTTCTTTTATAAACAATGCACCTGCAATAGCATTAGCTTCCGGATCAGTTACACCTTTTTGTTCTAAAATTGGATAGTCTTTACCATATTTTTTCACCATGTCCGACCAACTACCTTTAAGGAATTGATATAAACCTGTTGCTGAAGATGTGTCTGCTTTTATATTCGGATTAAATTTACTTTCCTGGTTTGCCATAGCATACATTAATGGTCTAGACACACCAACAAGAGTTGAAGCTTTATCAATTGCGCTGGCCACAGATTGAGATGGCATTAATAAACCACCAATAATAGCGGGGGCAGTACCTAGTGCAATTTTTTGAGCAGTTGATAGATTAGGTACAGGTTTAGATGGCGTTGGTGGTTGTTGTGTTGCGGTGTCTGGTTTATTTTGTTCTTTTAGTTTATCAGCTTTAGCTTTCTCCGCAGCCTCACGTTTTAATTTTTCTTGTTCCTCTTTCTTTAATTTTTCTGCTGTTTCTTTCTTAGCCTTTTCTTCAGCTTCTTTTTTGGCTTTCGTTTCAGCTTCTTTTTTGGCTGCCTCTTGAGCATCTTTTCTAGCCTTTTCCTCAGCAGCTTTCTTAGCCTTTTCTTCAGCTTCTTTTTTGGCTTTCGTTTCAGCTTCTTTTTTGGCTGCCTCTTGAGCATCTTTTCTAGCCTTTTCCTCAGCAGCTTTTTTAACTCCGTCATCAACTTCTTTTTTGGCTTTTTCAACTGGTTTTTCAGCTGGTTTAGCTGGATCTGCTGGTTTCTTAGGTGTTTCAGCTGGTTTAGCTGGATCTGCTGGTTTCTTAGGTGTTTCAGCTGGTTTAGCTGGATCTGCTGGTTTCTTAGGTGGTTCACCAGTTTTCTTAGGCGGTTCTTTGGCCTTTTCTTCCGCCTTCTTCTCACGGCGTATAACTGCTTTAGGTTTCGGTCTTCTACGTATAGTCAAAGCTCTGATTATTTCAGAGTGTCTTTTTTGTTCCTCAGAATCTTCTTCTTCTCTAAAGTTAACCTGTTGTTCACGTTCTAATTTTATATCGACACTGTTTTGCACCATCAATTTATAAATTTCACCGAGATATTTGGCGTTAGACATGGGTTCAGCAGTATTTTCGGTATTTGTTTTAGAAAAAAGACTGCCGATTTTACTTACAGTTCTTTTTAGAAAACTAACAGAACTTTTTGTTTTTTCAGACGCAACAGGACTTGACGATTTATCGCCACTGTTTTCTTTTTTATTTCCGAATAACTTCATTTATTTCTTTGTCGTTCTTTTAGTTTTTGGTTTTCTTCTTCCAAATATTGAATCAACATGGCGACATAGATATCTCGTTCCCAAGGTATCATATTTTCAAGTTCGGTAAGACTATACTTATGGTGTTGCATCAATGAAAAGTTAGTCTTGTAGTAATTTTTTAAGTCATCATAACCAAGTATTAGCCGAAAAAACTTTCGAGCCCTTCCACATCCAAGTGGTGTTCAAAACCACATTTGGAACAAGTCATATCAATTTTCTTAGACAGTTTAGGAATACTATTAAAGAACTTTTCCAGTTTCTCAAACTGTTCTTGGTTTAGTTGTTCAATAAACTCAACCAATTCTTCTACAGGAACTTCTTTTGCATAGTGGAATTGTTCACCATCATAAACATATTCAATTGACTGAGCCAACATGTTGAAGGTAACTTCTGTAATGTCATCCATATCAACCGAATCTTTGATTAACTTAAATGGTGGATACTTCATTTTAACGGTGATTTTTTCTGTTAATTGAATTTCTGGATCCACATATTCTTCTTGCACTGGTTGTATCTCAGTCAAATCAATCTTGGCTTCCATGATGTTGCCACAGACTTTATCATCGACTTCATTGTTACAACGGTATTTTGATTCGGAGATTTCACTGACTGATTTTGCTCTCAACTGTAGAAAATAATATTCAATATCTACGATTGGCAATTCATCAATGTCCACATCTTTAGACAAAGTACACACAGTCAAAATTTCTCTGACATTGTGTTGAATTGTTTTCGCATCAGAAGATTCCAAGGCCATCATCAAGGCCTTTTGTTCTTTGACTAGATACGGTCTATATTTAATTTTCTTTTTAGAAAGTGGTAATTCCAGTTCATATGTTGGCACTTCAAGTTTTGGTAAAGCCATAATAACTCCTTAGTTCATTCATTAAAATTTATTGGTGATGATATTGAATCTGCTATGCCGCTAAATCCACTCGAAACAGCATTTCCTATAGAACCACCTAATCCACCCGCTCCACTTGCAATAGAATCTAAACCTGCATCCAAAAGGTCCATACCCAAAGCTTGTAGAGACAAGTTTTTCCAGTATGTGTATGCAAATGTTACTGTCAGTTTATGATACCCATCTCCGTTCCAATCTAAGTCCAACTGATTCATAGAAACTGGATATGCATCCATCAAACTGACAGCATATGTTTTTTCGTTTGAAACGTTGTATTGATTGATTGTCAAAGTTGTTGCGTAATTTTCTTTGTAACGCATATTGTAATTGTATGTTGGATTGATGTAATTCAACCATCCATCAAAAAGCAATCTTTGTTGCATATCATCATCAACAATAAAAGTCAAATCAATATCATTGTATGTTGTAAGATATGGATGTTTTTCAATTGGACCATACGTCTTTTGTTCTGTGGTTGCAAATGTTCTACCAGGTAAATTTGCAACTTCACATCTGTAATTGAGTCTACGTGCAGACTTTATATATGGTATCAAAGTTAATGGTAGAGGTATTTCAACATCGAACCTACTGGTTCTAGCCAAATCACCAGAGAAACTTGATTTAAAATCGTTGAGTGTACGTGCCATTTAAGAATTCCTTATTTCTTGGACCGAATCTTTCCAGACTTCTTGTGGTTTTGCCTTTTTGAACTGCTGAATTGGTAAATATGTTGCAATATCCCATTCATTAGGTTCTACAGCCAGAATTCTGGATTTTATATGACTGTATAGGTAGTGTTTGATGCAAGGTCTAAATTCTTTTAACTTGGAAGAAGCCTCCAGAATTTGATAGGTGATACGGATTCGCTTTATTTCATCGTTCTCATCATAGATTGCGAAATTCAATAATTTACGCAGGAAAAGAACCCTGTACTTTAACGGCAAATAATGTAGGTTTAACCCGATAAACCCATCAGATTGTCTTTTAAGTGGTAATACCAGTGGAAATCTGTCATAATATGGTAAATTTGCCTTACCTTTTGGATCATACACAAAATAATACATACCACCCATTAAAAATTTCTGTCTGTCTCCTGGTCTTGTCCATCTATTTTGTTCTTTTGTGATTGGAACAGATAAACGTGTTGGATTTCTGAGTGCTGCAACTTTTTGCAACAACCAACGCAAAGATTCACGGCTCATTGTTGGATATTGAGCCGCTACCTTTTCTTCAGATAGTGTGGTGAGTATGGATTTTGTCGTCATCGGATATTTAGTTACAGTCCAAGATGGTCTTCCGTTATCAACTTGAATTCCCAACCTCTATCCAAACAATACTCTGTTGCAGCCTTCCATTTGGCTTGATTGACACCCCATGTTACAACCTCTTGTATATATTGTTTAGTGACACGTTTCTTCTTTTCTGGTTCCATTGTTTGTTTTTTTGGTTTTACTTCAAGCATCATCGTTTTAGTTTGGCCATTTTTGTCTTTAACTTTAACAACAAAGTCTGGAAAGTATCGGTGCATACGATTGTCAACTGGTGATTTGTATGGAATTATCAATTCTTCTGAGGCCCAAGACACAATACTTGGATTTTTGTCGAGCCAATTCATCACTCGACATTCCCATGATGAGCGATATATGATGTTTTTGTGGTCTCCCATGTATTTCTGGGGATTTGAGGGTCGAAACGTTCCTGAATATGCCATAAATACTATATATCACTCTTTCAGAAAACAAAACGATGGCACTTATTTCAATACCAACATCAATTGGCGGCATTAATATACCAGGTGGATTACTAGGCGGTCCACTTGGATCATTGTATGAAAGTGGAGGACTGGACTTTGTGCAGTATCCAAGAGACTTAGGTAGTTCAACTAAATCACATTCAGTATTCTTTACAATCGAAGAAGTCAAAGAAATTGGTTTGGAAGGCATATATGTTTTGAATAGAAATTTTGTGGACATGGGATTTGACGCTGCAGGAGTAGGCCTAGATGCAATTAACGGTCTCTCGTTTGATTCATTAAGCAGCACATGGGATAGTTTCACATCAACCGTTAAAGACGGTGTAACAAAAGTTGTTGATGATCCTAGAGGAGCCGCAACTGGCACATTAAACGCAGGTTTTGGAGCACTTGATAGTATAGCTGGAAAAATTGCTGGTGTTACAAACTTTTTTAGTGAGAGGAAAGGTACACCAGTCGGTTACATATCTTTGTACATGCCAGAAAACTTTTCTTTAAGTTCTGCTGCATCTTATGATGATAGTACAACATTAGCATCAGCTGCAGGTGCAATACCACTTTTAGGTAAAGTTGTTAGTAAATTTACAGATGTTGTAAACAACGATGCATCAAAAGTTATATTGAACAAAGCTGGTTACGTTTTCAATCCACAGAAACAAATGTTGTTTCAAGGTATTGACTTTAGAACATTCGATATGTCATTTACATTTACACCATATTCAGCAAAAGAAGCTGAAGATGTTAAACAAATTATCAAAATGTTTAGAAAGTGGGCTGCACCAGCTGCATCAACTGCTTTTGCAGGTATGTTTTGGGTGCCACCTGCATATTTTAATATTGATTTCCGTTTCCAAGGCAAAACAAATACGAATCTACCAAGATTGCAAAAATGTGTGGTTGAATCAATTGATGTAAACTATGCACCAAATGGATGGACAGCACATACAGATGGTGCACCGGTACAAAGTATTGTGAACATCACATTTAAAGAAATTATCTTGGTTGACAGAGCATCAATCGAGGCAGGATACTAATGCAATACTTTAATTCTTTACCAAAAATAAGATACGTGGACCAAAACAACGTTACCACAGTCTATACAAATTTGATGGCAAGAGCAAGTGTAATACCAAGTGTATTAAATAATGCTCTGGTTTATTATAGTTATGATGTACAAGACGGTGATACTCCTGAAATTATTGCTTACAAATATTACGGAGATATCAATCGTTTTTGGATTGTTTTATATTGTAATCAATTAAATGATCCACAATGGGACTGGCCATTAAGTTCAAATAAATTTCAAAAATATATTTTAAACAAATACAATACTAATAATTTAAATTTTACACATCATTATGAAAAAATTACCACACAAACAAATATAAACACAAATACAACAACCGTTGAAACTGAAACAATTTCACAAGAAGTTTACAACAGTTTGCAACCTAATACAACAAGTACATATACATTAGGTTCAGAAATAATTCAGGTAAATGTTGCAAAAAAGGTAGTTACAAATTATGAATATGAAACTACTTTAAATGAATCAAAAAGAAACATAAAGATATTGAATAAGATTTATGCTGATACATTAGAAGCACAATTTTTAGAATTGATGAAGTAATATGGCTGAAGATAATAGCGCACCAGCAGGTGGACCAAGATATGCACAAGACTTCAATTTAGAAGCAGTGGATATTATTACCGATTATGGTGATGTTTTTAAATTAAAGCATTTGGTAATTGAATTGTCTTTTTTTGAGGACATATACTCTTTTGCTTGTTCTGGTAATGTTGTTTTACGTGATGCTGTCGGTATTATCGAAAAACTCAGATTAGATGGTTCAGAATTTATTGAGATTATCTACGGAAAATCAAAAAATCAATCATCAGAATATAAAAATTCAAGAAAATATAGATTATATAAGGTTGGTAATAGAAAACCAGCTGGCAATAAAAACTCCGAATTCTTTACAATGTATTTTTCATCGGAAGAATTGTTTTTGTCGGAACAACTGAAGATTTCTAAATCTTTCAAAGGAACAGTAATATCCGACATTATAAGTAGTTTACTTTTGGATGAATTCAATGGATTAAAAGTTAATCCCAAAAAAGTCAAATACATACAACAAACATATGGTGTTTATGATTTTGTTATACCTAGAATAAAACCATTTGAAGCAATAAGTTGGTTATCAACATATGCAAGGCCAGATATTAATGGTGGTGCAGATATGTTATTCTATGAGACAAACGATGGATTTTACTTTCAATCAATACAATCAATGTTTGCGGATACTCCTTATGCAACATACAAATATCAACCATCGGACCTGAATTATGGTAGCAGAGCTGAAAATATGTTTAACATTCTGGATTATGAATTCGTAAAAACATATGACACTCTAGAAGCAACAAATTCTGGTATGTATGCCAACAGATTGATTTCAATTGATCCAATTAAAAGAACAAAGACGGTTACAAATTTTAGTAAAGATGAATTGGGATATACACAATCAGGTTCAGCAATCAATAGATTTGGTAAACACCAAACACAAATGTATGAAAGTTCTTTGAAATTGGCATTTAGTAATGCAAATCAAATCGACCAAGAATATATAAGTCAAAAACCGGATGGCGTGGCCAAAGACATATACATAGAGACATACGTGCCTAATAGGACTGCACAAATTGCCTTGTCGAATTACACGTTGATGAAGGCAATAATACCTGGAGACAGTAGTATAACAGCAGGAAGAACAGTTAATATTTTGTTATATTCTTTAGGCACGGAAGGCACACCAACAGCAGCCACAAGACAGAAAGATGAATATTTTTCAGGCATATATCTTGTAACTGCTGTTAGGCATATTATACAAACACAAGGTACATATCAAACTGTTTTGGAATTAGCAAAAGAAAACACTAAATTGAAATATCAAGACCAATCATACTTGGGAGCAGTGAATGAGTAGTAATTTTATAGGCAAAGATGGATTTATTTGGTGGATAGGCATTAATGAATTCAGAGGTGATCCGTTGGGCCTAGGTAGATGCAAGGTTAGAATTTTTGGTTGGCACACCGACAACAAAATAGATTTACCAACGGAAGATTTGCCTTGGGCTCTTCCAATGTATCCTATTAATCATTCAAAATCATTTTCAGCACCTATGTTGGGTGAATGGATTGTAGGGTTTTTTATGGATGGTGAATCAGGTCAGGCACCGGTGATGATGGGTGTTTTACCTGGATTAGAAAAAGAACCAGACCAAACAACACAAGAGTATATTTAAAATGGCAGATACAGTAGAACCAACAGGACCAGAAGCAAAAGATTTACCAATAGTTGGTAATGAAAATCTGAAACCACCTCCTGGTGCAGAGAATGATGGCCGTGTTCCAGGAACACCAACAATACCGATGTGTGCAAGAAGTGTTGTTACTGGAACAAGTAGAGGTAACAACAATAAAAAATTGGCTCACGTTTGTAGTTTTATTGATGAAATGAGAAAAAACATATATCTGAAAAAATTCATCAAATCTACAGCACAAGCAATTAGAGAACAAATCCGTAATATTTTGAAGATACTTGGTTTGAGTGATAAATCGGGTGCATTTGCAGCAATTTCAGCCAAACTCAAAGAAGCGGCTCGTTGGTTGAAAACGGTGCAGAAATTCTTAAAAGACGTTATTGATTTTGAGAGATATGTACTAGCATACGTTACAAAAATTAGAGCCATTATTGCTTGGATACGTTCTTTGCCCGCTAGATTCTTAGCATTATTAGCACAATGTTTGGCCAAATTCCTAAAACTGGTTGGTAGTGTTTTGACAGATTTCTGGCAAGAATTGACAGCCGGATCAGACAGTGGTTTGGGAGAGTTAGTTAGTTCAGCAAAAACACTCGCAAACGAAACAATTAAAACTGTTCAATTAGCAGGCACAGCAGCTGCGGGAGTAGTTGTTATTGCTGGAGCAGCGACAACAGGATTATTGGTGCCAACTTCTGCTGCAGAAGTTTCGGCAGCAAATAGAACGATTGCAAATTACAATGCAACTTTACCAACAGCAGAAAATGTATCCGCTCAGGCAGTTGTACCGAACCAAAACAAATCTACACCTTAAATTATGTCTGAAATTAATTCACCCCCAATAGAAAATACGTGGACAGAACCAGAGTCTGCTGCAAACACATATTACCAACCAATATATCCTTACAATAATGTACAGCAAACTGAAGCTGGACATAAATTTGAAATGGACGACACGCCGACCAGAGAACGTGTGTGTTTATCGCATAGGTCAGGAACATTTATAGAGATGCATCCGAATGGTGATGAAGTACACAAAGTTTATGGCAACGGATTCACAATCATCGTTTCAAATAAAAACATATTAATTGGTGGTGATTGTAATATTGAGATTGAAGGTAACTGCAACCTGAACGTTCTAAAAGACATGAATGTACAGGTAGGTGGAAATTATAACTTACAAGTCAGAGGTGAGACAAACATTAGGTCTGTTGGTGATGTAGATATTTTAGGTGATGCTGATGTAAGAATTACGGCTGATGAAAATTTTGGTGGTACCATGTATCTTGGTGCTGCTGACCATATATCCATAGCATCCGATTTGAACGTTGGTGGTTCGATACATGCAGACATGATTAATGCTGAATCTAGAGTTACCGCAGGCACAGGTGTTTTTGCAGGATTTGATGGATTCACAACATCTGGTGGTGTATCTGCTGGATTTCCAACACCAGCGACACCTATTGCAGTTCCTGGTCAAATTAATGCACTAGGTAGTGTGTATGCTGCGGTTTCAGTAAATGCGCCTTTGGCCAATTTCTCATTGGCAAGAATTGGTGTTATGGATGCAGTATTAATGTCAGATAAAATCAATACAGCTATATTTGACACACACATTCATGGAAACGGCAATAACGGATTTCCAACAACAAACCCATTCACGCCCTTTGTAGGAGTATAATTATGACAGCAGTGGCAAATGCAGCGGGAGTTTTTCACTCTTTTGGATACAGTTTTGATGATCCAAATGGACACATACAAGAACTATCACAAGACACAATAGAACATTTGGATGCTATGCCTCCTTTTATTACGGATTGGCAAGCACAAGATATTGCAAATAAAGATTTCGATGGTTATTATCAAAATCCTATGCAAAGCATCACTATGTTAATATATCAAAATGCCAATGCAATTAGTGAACTTGCAAATACCGGAAACGGAGTATTAAATTTAGTAACTGTTCGCAATTCAGCAACACAATTAAGAAGTAATGCACAAGAGTTTTTATCACACACAAGTAGACTGTCTGGTTTAACTCCATATGTTGGAACAGATGATATTAATCCCTACCTTGATATGGCCATGAGTTTTGGTAGAACAGCAATGTATATCACTCAACAAACCGATGGTATCACAAACAATGCACCTATTATGGGTAGTTTTACTAGTTTGATGATTGAACCACAACTCATTGCAAACAATAACACACTGTTAACCTACAAAAATCAAATTCAAGGCAGCATTAATGTGTCATTTGACATAGTTTTGCAAGAAAATGTACACAATTCAAATTTGACAAATCAACAAATTACAACTATAAACACACATATTAATAATTTGAATAATTACATGCAAACCAGAAGAATAGCTGATATTAATTTCTACAATAATGTAAAATATTTCATTGAAGGATACAATAAAACCAAGAAACTGAATAATATGGGTGAAACTGAGAAATACTTGATTATGAATTTGATTGGTACCGAAAAGGCCAAGACAAGAATTGCATAATTGCCGAAATTTCGAATTTTTGCGTTCCGGCCCAAGAATTTTCTCCCACAGCTTCAAAAGTCCAAAAAAGCGTTTTACTCCTAGACATAAATAAAAGATGGCAACCATACAAACTTTACAAAAACTCTACTCCGATATAGACTTCACACTCGCCAAGAGACCTGTGTTGAATGATATCGCTTTAAGTTATGATAATCAGGCCATCATCCGTTCAGTGAGAAACATATTATCAACAAAAAAGTTTGAGAAACTATGGAATCCAGATTTTGGATCTAATATAGACACCCTTTTATTTGAAAATATCTCCAGTGTTACGGCTGCGGCTTTAGAAAAAGAGATTTCAGTTGCAATTGAAAACTATGAACCTAGGGTAAATATGAAAAATGTAGTGGTGACACCATACATCGACAAAAATGCTTATGATGTTACACTAACATTTTATATAGCAAATGCAACACAACCAACTACTGTAACAGTTTTTTTAGAGAGAAACAGATAAAATGGCAGGTGCTAATTCAAACTTCAACATAACCGAACTAGATTTTGGTTCAATCAAAGACAGTTTAAAGAACTATATGAAGGACAATGGTGTCCTTAATGATTATAATTATGAAGGTTCTGCAATTTCCACACTCCTAGATGTATTAGCATACAATACGCAGTATAATGCATATTACTTGAACATGGTTGCAAATGAAATGTTTTTGGATACTGCATTGCAAAGAAATTCAGTGGTTTCTCAAGCAAAACTATTAAATTATACACCGAAATCAGCAATTGCACCATCAGCCACAATCAATTTGAGAATAAATGGTGTAACAGATTCGACTATAACTTTACCAAAATATACAAACTTTCTTTCAGAAGCAATTGATGGCATCAATTATAATTTTGTAAATACAGATGCACATACTGTGGATGTT